GAGGGTTCCCAACTTTTTTTGAAGGTGCCTTAAGATCGCTTCCTGGGTTTTCACGCTCATACGACTTCCGTCCTTTTTCATTTTCCATTTTGATCTTTCAACTCCTCAATTAGTTGTTTGTAGTCTGCAGATTCTTTAGTTAGTTGCTTACGAAGCTTACGCTCCATCATCCATAGTTTATACTTAATTAGTAAGTAGCGCAACTCTAGGTCTGCGTATGCAAACATCCTCATGGTTGCATTTATACCGATCGCAGCAACAAAGAATACGACTACTATGATTGTTAGGTAAAAACTACCTAACATTTCCACTTCCTTAGTGCCAATGCTTTCCTAGTTGGTTTACCTTTCTCATCTTTCATAGGCCCTTTGTTGCCACTCATCCTGGCGCAGAAAGATCTTTTTCTAGGTCCACCTTCAGGTTGAGGTGCTTTAAGATCAGAGCCAGGATTCTCTCTTTCATAAGATTTACGTCCCTTTTCATTTAATCCTCCTTCTTTATTCTTACCTTCCTTGCGTTGCCAAGCACCTGCCTCAGTAATAAATTCGGAATAGTTTTTCATTCTTCTTTATTCTTAGGATTGTTTGGGCAATTCTTTTCATGCTTCTCCATCCAGGTAATTGGACGGCGATGCCCTTTCGGGCATGTGATACCACAATACTTACATGCTGCCATCATTGATCTCCAAACTGTTTGAATGATACCACATCAACGTCTTCCTTCTTGATACCAGCAACACGATCAAGTGCATTACCAATTGCCTTGCCGATCTTGTCGCGCTTACGCTCTTTGGGTTTGATGTTAGCGCCCAACTTATTCAATCTGCTGGTAGCAGTGCCAGACTTTGCTGCCTTCTGACGCTTGGAATAGTCCATGTAGGACTCACCTGGCTTCAGTTTCTTAGAGTCGGAAGAAGAAGAGGAAGAGGAAGAGGACGATGAAGACGCACGATCTTCACGAGCACGTTGGTTAGCACCAGGTCCACCCAGTTTCTTATCCTGCTCAGGATCTGGATGCCAGTGGTCACCACGCTCATTGAGCACAGCCTCACTCTTCATACGCTCAGCACGCTTAGCCTTTGCCTTAGCAAGGATTCTTGCACGAGCATCATCCTGATCCTTCTTGGGGATAGGAGTTACAGCACCAACTTTCTGATCAACATCACCAGGAGCATAACCCTCAACTTCTAGAGTCTTAGGATAATCCTTATCACCTTTCTTAGCAGGCTTCTCACCACGCTTACGCTTAGCGTGAATGTTTGCCCACAGACCTGCCTTCTCTAGGAAAACATTCTTGTCATCATTCTGGACATGCTCATGTGCTTCAGATACTAGAGTTACTAGATTTTCCACAGACACATTCTTTTCAATGCCGTGCTCAAAGATCACATCGTAGTGAGTGACAGTGCCGTCATCGAGAAGAGTATGCATTTCAGGAATGCAAGTGCCAACTCCCCACTCAGCGTGCTCAACTTTCTGTGAGCAATCATGAGTTACAACGTAACCTTTTCCACCACAGGTCTTACAACCCTTACAGGACTTCTTGCCATCACCACAGTCAGGACATGCTTTCTTTCCTTCAGCAACAAACTCTTCAGTCTTAGTTGCTTTCTTTCTGCGATTCATCTCCTTAGTCACTCTTTTCAACATAAATTGATTAGAGGGGAGACTCTGATCTCCACCACTGACTTGCTTATGCAACGCTGCCAGTTTCTCATCTGACTGCTTGCCCATCTTAGCATCTTCTTTGATTGCTTTATCACCATACTTTGCACGAATCTGTGCTTTCACCTTCTCCATGGCAGAAGGACCACCCTCTTGGGGTTTCTTCTTACCAAACGTATTAGGTTTGCCTGGTGCTTTGTTATAACGGTTGTTGCCATCAACACCGCCCCTCTCCATACGGCGATCTTTCAGACCGTCAGATGCTTCTTCGCTGAAGAAATCAGTAAAACTTTTCATGTCTTTTCTCGGTAATAGTAGATCAACCGCCAACTACTTGGACTTGCTCGACAATAACGTCGGCTCCTCCAGCAGTGAGTTTGACTGCACGCTTAAGTGCAGGGACAGTGCCTGATGCAACCTTGGCACCAGTCAGAGCATAATCAGCACTCGCTGCACTACTGTCATAGTCAGTAGTGATTGTGGTATTCGTAACTGCCGTTACTTTCTTACCACCAGATGCTGCAGCAACGAAGTCACTCGTAAATGCTGCATCACTATTTGCTTCTGTCGCGATAAAATCACCAACAGCAAACTTGTGTGCGGGGGTGCCACCACCAAGGACGGTGACAACAGCAGTTGCTGCATCAGTCATCGCATTGATTTGTGCATTCTTTGCCTTACCGCAAGACAGGAGCAGTGCTTCGCCTGCTGCAAGTGTTACGGCAGGACCAGCATCGATCTGAATCGTGGATGCTGATGCTGCATAGCAGCGGAGGACACCTGACTTCACCACAACGTAGCCATTGCCACTTGCAGAAATGGTTTGGGTGTCAATGACATTTAATACTGACATTGTTAATACGTACTCCTACGGTTACTATTTATCTTGTTGCTGTTTTAAAAATTTAGCAAGGTCTGCTGTGCTACCAACAAACATGGTGTTATTAGTGGTGTTGACTTCTTTAGTAGATCCCTTGGGATTCTCAATGTCAGCAACCTTCTTTTGAAGATCGACCAGTTTGTCAGCAACGTCACCGACGTGCTTGATTAATTGACCAGCAACTTCAAATGCTCTTGGTTGATCAGATTCTTGTGCTAATTCAAGGATACCATCAACTGCCTCCTGACCTTTCTCGATCAGAGAGTAAAGATTACCACGAGTATACTCGTAGTCTTTCTTCAATTGATCTCTAGTTGAGGTTGCAACCTCCTCAACTTTAACTTCAATATCAGGTTTTACTTCAGGAACAATATCAGTATCAACGTCAAGGGCATCTTCGATACCATCAAAGTTTTTACTCGTCTTGTCCTGTGACTGGGTTGTAATCTTTTGCATCGACATAATGAGATGTGTACTCGGAGAATCCAAAATCGTCCGTAGGATCTGCATTTAGCGGATCTGGTTCTACGGTATAGCGCAACTCGCGTGGTGCCTGACGATCGACGGAAGTGGCATAGTCCACCTGGACTTTCTTGATAACTTCACCTGTTGCGTCGTTAAGAGGACCATATAGGTATGTCTTAGCAACAAACTGAAGAGTATAGATGAGGGTGCGACGTGTATCGTAATCCCCCTCATACTCATCACTGTAATCAACTGAAGTTAAAGTAATTGGATAGTCTCTCTTTTCCCCTAAGTCGGGAATAAGATTCATAGTTAAATTAAAACTTGGTTGGAAGTATGGAAGAATCTGCTCCAAGATTTGTAGAGAGTCATCCTGATTCTTTGCAAGAATAGACAATTCAAAATTTACATTATATGGGACAGGCATGAAAGATTTTGCTTCCTTACCATCACTCTTAGTGGCTCTAATTGCCGAGATGGGTGATAGTTTCCTAGTCGCATCATACTGAATTCCCTGAATCTCAAAAGAAATTCTAGGGAGAGTAATCTGTGATTGGTCCTGTGTTGATAAATCACCCACTGCCTGTAAGCGAGCAAGGAATTTATTCTTAGGACCATATGCTAGAGGCACTTTCATCACCTCAGTCTTTGATCCTTTAGTCCTACGAAGCTCAATATTATTAAACAGTGTGCCGAATCCAACTACTGTTTTCTTAATGATTTCGTGATATGTATAAGTGCCTAACATTAAAGTGTGCCGCCTGAATTACCAAACTCACCGAAAGGATTAACTTCAGTGAAGTCTAAAATGCCGTCTGCTTTTGTTTCAATAGTGTAATTGCTGTCCACTACGTCAGAGGTATTGACATTATTTAGGGTGTTGTAGTTGGCAGTTTGCCAGGATGCAGATGATACATCTCCAGTGATAGTTTCGGGGATAGTAAACCTACCATCACGATTAATAATAATCAACTTACCCGAAGAAGAATCCCACGATTTAACATCGGCAGTCGTGTTTGTAGTGCCGCCCGTAATAGTCTCACCGACTGTGAAGTCGCCAGTTCCTCCCGCGAGGAGAGTAAGGGTGATAGCATTTGCGAAGTTGAGCTCAATGGCATCAACTGCTTCAACCCCAGTATCGAAGTCTTCGTCAGAGTATTCAAAGAGCTCACAACGTAAACCCCAGACATGAATCTTTCCGAGTTGATAGAAGGGTATCTCGTGCTCAACGAATTGGATCTCGAAAGTTTTGTTAGCAAGGGGGAAATAAATGAGGTCACCTTCATTGGGTCGTCCTTCTACTGTAAGTACTGTGTTGTCGTCTACTGCTTCAGTAAACCTAGTGCGAGAAATAATAAAGGTAACTTGATCAGAAATTCTCACACCAAACTTACTGAAAAGATCTCCATCTCCACGAAATCCATTTGCATCTTCAACGTATGCTTCAATTAAATATGCACCAGTAAACTTGGATAAGTTATCTTCTCCGAATATAGTATCATTATTGACCAGAGTTCTTGGGACGTAATATACATCCTTACCGTACATCTTGATCTGCTCTACGACCAGAGATCCTACAAGATCCTGCTCTCCTGTGGTGCCTTGTGTGAAGAAACTGTTAGTTGCCATCTTACCCGATCATGTCTAGTGGTGGTAATTCCCATTCGCTACGAAGTTGCTCATCTAAAGTCTTGAGCTCATCAACAGCATCATTGTAAATCATCTCCCCATTTAGAGTGACTCCACCAGGCATCTGGACACCACTAAATTTAGTAAGATTACTACCCCACTGCTTTTTAATTTTAGCAGTAGCATAGTCTTTAACCCACATCTGATTATAAATCTCTGACCAGGTATCTGGATT